CGATATATTCCTAAAGCCTAAAAGTATTCCCTGCATCCCGGCGATAGCGTCATCATCATATAGAGTAATTTCAGCCATTGCGGAAGCGTAATTATTTAGTTTATTAGCGCTTGTCCAGGCGTTAGCCCCTGTAGCGGTTAGCGTCGAATTAAGTATAGCCTGAGCCTTTTCGGCTTCGGCTGCAATCATGATGTATTTATCAAGTTCCCCGGCTACTTTAGTGACAGCGCCCGCAACCATATTAAAAGCGGCGACAGGGCCTTGCATAACATCACGCATCTTCCCAAACTTTTCCATCATGGTGGAAGATGTTTTCTTTGTTTTATCGGTTTGTTTTTCGAGCTTGTCGAGGTCTTTTATAGCGGATGCTACTTCGGCTTTAACGAGGATTTTTATCTCATCAAGTACGCTCGTCATCCCTTGAACCCTCGCAATCGCTTGGCCTCTTCTTGGGCTTTCGCGGATATTGCATTTTTCTCAGCGTCGCTATTTTGTTTTATCGCGTAACAAGAATCGAAAATATCAAGCACGGCTTTCTGTTGGCACGTTAAAGAGCGATAGTCTTTTGCGAACATTCCGCGCTCTGAATACTTCCGGTAATCATTCCAAAACTGTTTAGCCTGGAAGAATCCCGGCGTCAAATAATCCGCAAAGTCACGATACTCCACCTTGAACCCATTATCCCCGTTCGCCAGCTTATACGGACTAGGAATTAACGTGAACTCATTAGTACATCTCGCGAACTCTTCCAAACATTCTGCAAACGGCTTGTCTGATATATAGCCTCCGGCCCAAATGCCGAAGGCTATTATCAGTTTTTTAGGTCAGGCTCCTTGCCGTTCTCAATGTATACGTCAAATTCATCGACCATTTCCTTGAGCCATTTCGGGACGTTCTTCCCGTTCAAGGAAAGCCATTCGATAGCTTTGGTAATCGGCTTACCCTTGACGGAAAAATTGTCTATGGACGTAACCAACTTGAGAAAAACATCATTCGCGTTATGCTTTAACTGCAACTTATTCGCCCGAATCGAAGATGTCCAAAACTCGATTTCCGTCTGTTCGGCTACAGTCAAATAGCGATGGTTGAATACTATCGGTTTATCCGATTCCGCATTACCGCTCGATTTCGGTATGAACTTTCCGTTGTCGTTTACGTCGATATCAATGTCCATTGTTTCCTTTTAGCAAGTCTTGGGGAGATACGTCGCAGTCAAGGACGTGCTAGCCGTAGTCAATGCGCCAACCGCAAACCCGCCGGTAAACCCGTTCAGATATCCCTTTACCGTGATAGTTTTGTTACCATCGTAGTATCGGAAAATCCTCTGCGTGGGCGTAGAACAGGATTGACTATTCCACAATCCGAGCTGAACCGCATTGGAAAGATCAAGATAACCAGAGATGTCAACCGTAACGGAAGGCATACCCGGCGTCATCTTCCTGATCTTGTCGTTGAACCCTGTATAGTCATACATATCCCGAGTGCCGTTATGAGTGGCCGCGCTCATGTAGGGGATAACCGTACAAGTCGGCGTGGTAATAGTCAACACGTCGCCAGAGCACGCGCACGATCCGCCGGTCAAAAGCTTTAAAGTGGTATTAGCTCCATTGCTTACCATAGATTCCTCCGTTTAATTTCACGCGCAACCTGCAAAGCGCCTTTGTATCCCTCTATGCGTTTTTCGAGTATAGAGCATTCTTGAATGTCAGCTTGTAGTTGTGCCGATGCCCGATTAACCATATCAGAGAGATAATAATTGTCATCGGGATCGTATTGGTATGTTTTGCAAACGTCTACTAATTGCGAACCGGGCGAAATAAGTACGCGGCCGCCCATGCCCTCAATCTTACCCTTGCAATACATGAACATGAAACGCCGATTAACTTCCTCTTCAGTGGCGAAGTCAATGCCGTACAGTTCGATGCAATCATATCCCATAATCCAAGAATATGCAAGTATCATTTCCATAGAGCCATTGAAGATATGCCCGAACATATCGTAGAGCGCTTCTATTGGGAAACGTTGACTTGCTTGTATCTCTGGGTTTTCCTCTTTCATCATGACAGGGCATCCGAAAGAGTTTAACTTGTCAGCCGGATATACTCCGTCATGTATCTCGAATATTCTATCTACGCGCGGTAGATTCTGCGCGACGCTGGCAGTCGTCCAGATTAAAGCATCCAGATCATCAAAAGGCGCATGATCGCGCGTACACCCGTTACCTACTATGCAAAGTCTCAAAACATCCCCCTAATATTCAACATGTATTTCATAGTCCACTGAGAAAATGCAACGATGCGTATCCATATAATGATTATCCCGCATTCCTTTGGGGATTATCTGATTCATGATTAGCGTCCCGTGCGTCCCCGATTGATAGCGAAGTAAGGCGCGTATCCTTGCGCGTATCGATATCCCGTCTGCGCGCGCGTCCTCAGAAGTGACCACGTCGATAGATATGATACCCTGGCCCGTATTTGTCTGGCCCAAGAACTCCTGCGCGTCCGTATCTCCGGCCATGTAGTAGACGACATAAGGCAACGTCGCTCCATCCAGGGCCATCTGCCAGTATAAACGGCCCAGCGTAGGCGTAGGAGCATGGACACCGCCCAGGAAAGCCATGAGCGTGGCATCTGCGGCTAGGTACGTGTAGCAAGCGTTTTGTATTGTCATGCTTTGTCCTTAAATGGGTAACGTTCCAAGAATGCGGTTAATTGTTTTGTATATTCTTCCTTGGCAATCTGTCCATGTTTGTTTTTTATCATCAATGCGGCTGGGCGTAAAAATGGCTGAGCTGGATAATTAGGCATATCAGGACGCCCGAACTCGTTAGCCGTCGCATGGTCTGAGGCTGTCCCTATAGCGCCTTCATAGGATATTGAAATACTTGTCAGTTTGTCATCAGTATTACCGTAGGATTGTTCTCTTTCGCTTGTTTGAATAGTAATAGAGTTTTTCAAATCTCCTTTGTCAACTGCGACCAAATGCACCGCCTGCGTTTCAATGGCAAGAAGCGTTTTCCAGATAGAAGGCTCTAGCATTTCAGGCGATACAAGATCACGATATCTAGCCATTTATAACCTTCATATCCTGTCCGTTTACATGCAATGTGCATACCATCTTTTTGCCTTGCGGGACGATATCTTGCATTTCGTTGATATATTGAAACGTGTTTAGATTGATATACATTTCAGAGAGTCCAGTGATAGCCTTCTCATCCTCATCGTCGAAAATAATCTTCATGCTCTATACTCCTTGAGATAAATCTCTTGATGATGCCCCGCCTTCTCGGGCAGTTTCTTGATGTTCACAATCTCGAAAGTTTTAGAATCATGCGTGATATGATTCGCCGTCGTTACCGTAACACTAGTCGGAAGGCATACCATCGCATCGGCGCGAACCTCTGAGGCACCACCTACGTCCGCGCGCGAGCCTGAAAGCTCAGTAAATGAACCCTTGAAAGGCGAGCCAGTAATGGCCGTCCATGCGTTCTCAAAAGGCCACGTAGCGCTTGGGGCGAATGCGGTAACGGCTATTGATTCTGTGAAAAAGCGTTCAATACCCATATCCACCCTCATATCCCGATACGTTTTTCGGAAAGTATGTCCGATTCTCGTTTATGTGCCATTGGATAGTTCCGCGCCCGGTTCTCATCTTCTTCCACTTTGACAGGCTTTTGATTATTTCGTCCGGGTATCCGCTATTCGTAGTTCCGGCTGTCCGCGATTCGGAATAGTTCCCGAGACTCATAGACACAATGCCCGCGCTGTTTGAATTGGAAAGCTGGTATCCTATCATCCTTGATGCGATAAGCTCGAAGGGCTTCGGGAAATTGACTAACTGAAGAGTAATAGGATAATGTATAGTCGGTTGCGTTTCACTATTGACCGATTCTGTTACGGTGATTTTAGTGTTCGTTTGGGACGCGATGGTATAAAGGCCATCGTTCAAGCGCGATCCGGTTATTAAGAGCGTTCCAGTATTAGGGAAATTAAGCGCAGTAAATCCGCCAGCCGCAAGATTGATCGTGTAAACTCCAGCGGTAGAATCGAAATAGATATCATCATCCTCGATGGAATAATCTTCTACGGGGAAAGTATCATTCACTTCCTCGATGATATCAGCATATACAATCGGAATCATTGATGAGATAAATGAATCGCGGTCAAAGTCTGTCCCGCTCATCCTTAAAAGCTGCTTAACGGTTGCCAGACTTACCATATAACCCCCAAAAAGGCAAGGCGGAAAGAGAAGGGGGAACAACGCAATCCGCCCGCCTAAATTACTCTTCGTACCAGAAAAGTGTATAGTATCCGACAGTAGCCGTCGATGCCCCGATGTTGGTAAAGGTTATGGAATATGTAGTATCGGGCTTTAGTACACGCTCTTCGCCGGAGGCCGCATCTCCTCCGCTACGATTAGAAGCGCCGCCAGAGCCTACGGCATCCTGGTAGATTACTCCGCCATTACCAGCCGTCGTAAGAGTAGCGCCGGTATAGGCAACTACTTGAGAGGCGTTCTTTTTTATCCTGTATAGGTTTTGCGGAACGGCTAGAGTGCCGCTAGTCATAACGGCCCCTTCTGTAACCGTTATCGCAAGAGCATTAGCCGTAGATGAAAGTCTGGCCGGACGCCAATGGATATACTTCCCGCCCGGGAGTGCCGGAGTCTTAAAAGATACATGCTCCACGCCCGCAGCCGCGATGCTTCCGGTAGCCCCAATGAGAACATACGCTTTTCCTTGATGAATATACGCATGATCGCTGCCGACCGTTACGTCGAATCCGGTAAAAATATCAGTCTGTGATTTCGACATTCTTGGGCCTCCCGCGCTTCTTCGGCACGTCGGCTATTGATACATCGGCAGGGATATTAACTTCTTCCCTATCGTGTTCATATTGATCTTTTAACACCGCTATCTCTTTTCCGTCTTCAGTCGAATACTCGCCATTGACGAAAGCGATGAAGCGGTGCTCTTCAGGGATATATACCGATTCGCTCGGATACTTCGACCTAAAAAGCACTGCCATTCCTAGCCCCTCACCGCGATAGTTTTGAACTCATGGATAGTACAGGTGACAGCCGTGGTAGTTCCAGCACGGAAGCAAATCGAAGGCGTAAGTACGCCGGTCGGGATACTCGATCCGAACTCGGCAATCTCTACGCCGTCGATATATGCATGAAGGCCAACTCCATCAAAATAAAACTCATACCAATGCGCCGACGTATCCAGGGTAAACGCGGTTGCGCTATTCCCCTCGGTTGCCGTGGTAATCGTCTTAAAATAAGCCGTAGTGGCTTCATCCAGTTTGGTAAATCCGACAAAGGAAGCACCGACAGCGATAGCGTGAGTACCAGATGCAGCCGTCAACGTGGAATCCGTACCAGCAAGGCCAACAACTAGGTCACATTGCGTTGCATTAGAGACGGTCAACTTAGCCCCGAAATACAGAGGTTTACCGGTATCGAGCTTAAATCGAGTACCGAGAATCTGCATATTGTCACCGGCGAAATCGACATTTTCTGACGTTACCAATATCTTGGCATCGGGCAAAATCGACGCGGCGACGGGAGAAGTCCCGGTATTAGTGACAGTCCAATCGGCAACACGATAAGTATTGACGATATCTTTGTCTACATTGCCCCAGGCATCAAGCCATCGATGAGGATAACGCGAATCGACAAGCGCCCAGGTGTTTTCAGATACGCCAATTATAGACGGGTTGATATTGCTCATGGCGTCCTCCTTAGCTCATCGTCACGGTAGCGGTATCGGTATCGGTAGCGCCACGCAAATTAGTATAGGTTAATGTGAGCGTGGCGACATCGCCAGTATCCCACCCCGTATCACCATGGGAAACCGTTACGGTTCCCGATCCATTAGTAACCGCCGGAGTAGCACTATCGACCGTAGGCGTAGGCCCCGATCCTGTAGTAAGCGCAACACCCGCCCCGATAGTCCCGGTATATGGAAGCACCAGTCCCGAAGTCTCCCCAACAAGGCGGAAGGGGAATACATAAGTCCAAGTGTCATTTTTCGCTACCGTGATATTGGCCCTATCAATTACGACAAGAACGCGATCCGCGAAAAGCTCACCAATGCCTGTTATGATTTCCTGTAAGCGTGGCTGGATTCCAGCGAGATAAGATTTATCAGCCATAGAGGCTCCTTTTAGGTTGCGCCCCCGGCCACTCGACCGGAGGCTATTCGGTTACTGTCTAGCTCGTCGCCAGGCCGTAAATCTGACCGTGCAGCTTCTCAGCTCCGATGTCCAAACCGTTGTTTCCGAAAATCTGATACTTCTCGGCTGCGCCGGTCTTCGCCAGCTCTTCCATGAAATACAGACCGTCAGGCATATATCCCTTTCCGGGGACAGGCTGCTTAACAAGGTAGCAATAGGACATATCTACGAGGGAAAGAATGGTAGAGGTAGCGAACTTAGTCGGGACAATGTCGATCAGGCCGAAATCAGTCTGAACCTGTCCAACAGTCCCGCCGCCCATGGTACGATCCGGGGGAACATAGGAATAGATTTCAGACAGCTTATAGCGCTGCCAAGCGTTGGCGAAAAACACCATCCGCCTAAACTTCGCGCCAGCCGAGAACATCGTGCGCAACAGATTGTCGATGAGGGTCTTGGAAAGCTGGGCGCTCGAAGCATTAACCTTGTTGGTGGAAACGAGGGTTTCAATACCACCCGTAGCCCAAGCAACCGAGCCCGCCGTGCTCTGGGTTTTCGTACCAGTCATGAACGCGGTTTCAAGATTCCCGTAAAGCTGTTCCTTTACGCGCGAAACCTGGAAAGCAAGTTCATCATTGATAGCATTCTGTAGAGGGTCGCCAGTATAGGCAAAACCAGAAGTACCGACCTCAGTAAAAACAAGCCTGTTATTAGATGCCAGCTTGTCATAGGTTACGGAGATCGACTTATGCTGAGTCTGCGTGTAGTTGGTTTCATTCGTACGCCCATAGGCTACAGCGGTAGGAGCGGTTACGGAAGTATCTTCCGGTACGCCAGCCGCCGAAAAACCTGCAAGCGCATATTGAGCCGACATAGCGAACTCATGGGAAGCCGCTTGCTTTACGCCCGCAAGGCGAGAAAGGAAAGGATAGTCAGTTGGAGAAAAAGTGATAAGAATGTCGCCATTGACATTCTCAACATTCCAATTAGACGCGTATCCAGTACTAGTATCATTAGCCATATGTTTCTCCTATCGGACAGGGTTGTTTTTCTTCTCCTGCATCATTTCAACGTATATTCGATCAGCCTTTTCTCGGTTCCCCGCTTTCTGTTCCCGAGTGAAGGCGGCTTCAAGTGTAGCCAGCCTACTACCCGGAGCGGCAACGGTTCCGCCGTTAGGCTTCCCAACATTCCCGAAACGCTGGGTCTTAGACTCTTCCACCGCTGCATCCCTAAAGGCTTTTATACGTGCCGCGTATGCCTTAACGGATTCGCCGGTACTCTTCTCATCTTCGCCTAGGAATCGCTCGATATCATCAACCGGAATTTTCTCTTCAGCCGCGATCTTCAAAGCAATCGCAAGGTGTTTAGCCTTGAGAGCTTCGGCCTTTTCAGCCGCCCGCTCTGCCTTGATCTGCGCCAGCTCCAATTTGATAGGATCGGTTTCCGGCCCGGTCAATTCCTTGACCTTCGCCTCTACCAGCTTCGGCAACTTGTCAGACATGAACTTGTCATCATGGTTCTTAACCGTTGTCGAAATCTCCGCATCAAATGCGCTTTTCAGGATCGGCGTCTTTTTGATAAGCTCGAAGGCTTTTTCTTGGCTGTCGATCCCTGCAAGGACGTTCCCCGCCGCGACCGCTTCGCCTATCACCTTTTCCGCTTCCGCCCTATCCGCTTCCGGTAACTTCGCGATGATATCTGTCAGTTTCAACTTGTTCTCCTAGCCCATAGACCTGTGGCCTATACGCTATTTGATATAGTATACCTATTTGACATATTATGCAAGAGGCTTTGATTAACAGGGATAAACAGAGAGTAACAGAGAGAAACAAAAGGTAACGTAGCATATCCTAATTTATCCTTTAGTTTTATTTTCCAGAGGCCAGCCCTTATCGGTTTTCCCGTTTCGCGCTGCCCATGAATCGTATTCCTCATAAGGCACAATACCTTCCCCGCGAATGCGCCGGAACTCGGGCTTCATATCGTCAACTATTTCGACAATACGGCATCGACAATTATGGACGATTGACATATTGCCATTGCCGTGATAAACTCCATACCATCCTTGTTTCGTTTGGAGGTTGTATACATGACCAGTATATGGGATAAACTTGATGCAGACTACGTTATCAGTGAATACCTTGGCGGTGTTTCCGAAAAGGCTCTTGCTATCAAACTCGGCATTTCTCGTGATCCTATTCGCAGAATACTCACTAATAGAAACATCCCCATTCGCGGAAGATCGTCTGCCATGTATTTGCGTATGTCCAAAACTACGCCAGAGCAACGCTCGAAACTTGCGGAACGGGCGCACAATGCAGTACGCGGCGTAAAGAGAAGCATGGAAGAGCTTGAAAAGAGAGCCATTACTTGGCAATCGAGAAAAGATAGAATTGGAGGAGGAGAGAATGAATTGAACCAATGGCTTATAAATAGAGGTTTGAATACTATTCCTCAATTTGCTGTCGGCCCTTATAATATCGATATCGCCATCTTTCCCGTCGCCGTGGAATTGCTCAGAAATACCCCCGGACCTCTTACTAGGAAACACGATAGAGAAAGAATCGAATATCTTTGCCGCCGTGGGTGGAATGTTCTGTATATTTGGATTAAGCCAAATACCCTCCCGTCCGAACTCCATGCCGATTATATCGTATCCTATCTTGATGCTATTCGCCTTAATCCATCCCTGGGTGGTGAGTATCGGGTGATTAGGCGTAACGCGAATCTCGTTGCCTCTGGACGTTTTGATGATGACTAATTCGCCATCATAATATCGTTTGTATAACTTCTCTATATCTATTCCAATAGGTATTGAATCCTCAGGAATACAATTTATATCTTCGGATGGGTCTCCAGAGAGTCCAGGAGCTTCAGCCGGCACTCCGCCAGGGTAGAATAGGCCCTCATCATCGGCGTATTCACCATCCATTGCGCCATGGCTGTCCCGCGTATTCTTGTCCAGCGTCGCAACCCACATCTTGCGCGCGACTATGCCTAAGTCTTCCAGCTCATCGTATACGTCAAGATGCCCCTGATTGTAGTTGCGATTCGATTCGGTTTGAACGATCCTGAGAGCCTGCCAGTATGACGTATTCAGGTCATCCCGTATCCGTCTGGCCGTTTTCGCGTATCCCTGACCTTGCGCTAAACTTTGCGTAATGGAAGACTTGAACTTGACCACGTCTTTGACTGACCAGTTCTTATATCGTTCCTCGAAGTCTTCCCCGCTGGACGCATCCCATACGCTAGCGCGAATAGCCTCGACAGGAAGCACCGGCCACTTGATAGACACGCCAAGCGCTTGGTCATAAGCCCATTCTGTAGAGTATGCCCCATCCGCGAATGACCGGGAAGAATTGGAAAGCGTTGACTTGATAGCCGTATTCGTCAAGTCTTTATACTCAGAATTGATAGCCTCAAGTAGCGTGTTTAGCCTGTTATACTTCCTAGCCGCACTTAGAAGATCGTCCGTCTTGCCTATGCTTGCATACAGCTTGGCTATCTCGGCCTCGATATTCTTATAGGATGCCCGATACCTTGCGGCCAGTTCTTTCTCGAAGCGGGCTGTTTCTGCCTCGTTATTATCAGCGGACTTTAGGAGTAGTTTAGACAGGTCACGCGTCGGCATTTACTTCCTTTGTAGTATTGTCAATAGGATTAGCCTCTTTGCTCGCTTTCATGTTCTCCGCGAATATATCTGCATCCTCTTGCGCCTTATCGTCCATTTCCTTGGCTGTCTGCGCGGGGTCAGGAATAAAGTCAGCCGGGAATACCTTCAAGGCTATCTCAGTCGGCAATTCCTTTCCGCTTAGTTTGGTAAACTGGTCTACGGCGCTTTGCATATCGAACGGAAGATTGCGCCTAAAGAGAATATCAACCTGCGGGCGGTCTTGCGGCTTGGCTTTCATGTTACCGCTTACATTCTGGATAAGACGGATGCGCCATTGTAGGCCACGGGAGAAATACGCCTCGCAAGATGCGCAAAAGTACTCGAACTGTAAAAGCTTGTATGCCAGCGCGACGCCAGATATCTCGCCGGTATCGGCAACGTTATTCGGGTTGATAATCTGCATCATGTCATAGATAAGCCGCTCGAAAGTCTCCGTTGTATTCTTGATGAACTCAATGGGGATGTTTTTAGTCAAAAAAGAGACAGCAGTATTGACGTTCTCTCCCAAATCCTCAAATGTCCTGGTTTCCTTGAGCCTGTCTAGTTCGGTTTTCCCTTCCTCATCTCGTTCGGTGTTAAGCCGATTGCGCAAAAGCAGATAGGAATTAGCAAAGCGCCGCGCCTCATTGGCATGATCCTCGCTGACTACCCGGTCAAACTCGTCTATCAACGGCAGGACGCAATCGAATAGATTAGAACAATCGCGCGATATTTTGTATTGGACGAAAGGAACTTCACCATAGGCGTGCTCGGATTCTACTGATAATTCAAGGGAATTAAAATCTTTCCCCTCGTACTTTGTTATCGAAGTCCCATCATAGAAATATACCTCGGCTTTATCGCCCCCCTCTTCATCTTTTTCCTTGTAGTAGCGGATCATCCCGACAAGTTTAGGTGGAAGCTCGTTATTCCAGATAGGTACGCATTGGCCGTAAGGCACTTCAACAAATCGCTTTTCGCCGTCTTGGGTGTAGTGATATTCCCAAGCCTCGCCATGGGTCAAAGCCGTCTCGAATAATTCTTGCGTTAGAAGTTGCTCATCATTGGTATCGAATATCGGCATGAGCGTAGTATCGGCGTATCCATCTTCGCTGGAATAAACAATCTGCCCAGGCTTGGCCATGTACCCCGTAACGAATCGAATGCCCTTGCGCGCGATAGGCAACGGGATACGCGAATCAGGCTCTTCATGCGCCGCGCGGCCAAGAATGGCTACATTATACCCGCCCGCATACCGTTTCTGACATTCTATTTTACGCTGTCTGAGAGCATCGCCCGATATCAGTTTCTCGATTGCTTTTATGTCCATGGGATACCCCCGAGTATGTCGAGTGTATCACTTTAGCCTAATATGTGCAATATCTCTATAATACCAGTCCTTTCGGCTTAGTTCCTTCGCCAACAAGGACGGAAGCCTTGACGCTTGCGTCGTGGCATTCGTGATACCCTTCGGTTTTATCCTGTAGCATATTGATCCTAGCAATATCTTCACTAGCGGCTATCTTCATAACCTCGATAAGATCACAAGAATCTTTAGGTTTGTTTTTATCGATTCCTAGCCCATCTTTCATATCTCGCGTGATATTGATATAATGATAAGGTTTATCGCATCCATGATCGCGCAGGGTATCGGTAAATTTTACTCGCTTTTGCTTGGCTATTAGCCGGACATCCGAAGGTATTGACGCAATGTGTTTCTCTAGTTTTTCTACTGCCCATCTTTGAAATGGAATCGCATTGGGCTGATTTGACCTTACGCAAAATGCAATTATACCCTTCAAATTAAGGACCCTAGTCCGTCTCCTTTGCGTTCCGTCAAAGCTGGATACGATCCGTTCGTAGTCAGCGAATAGTTCGGGGTTATGGGTTATCATGTCGGAAGCGGCACGACTTGGATTATCATAACCCAAAGCCTTAGCAACATCGATGGCGGCTATCCATTGCTCCCCGTCATGCCATTCGCGCCTTACCGGGACATCTTCAAATAATATTACTGCATTGCGTGGTTCCATCTATTACCTCTCGCATATACGTTAATACATATATGACATAATGTCAATAGATGATTATAATCCTAGCGCCCCGGCTGCTGTACCGGCTCGGATAACTCGAGTACCTATCAAATCTTCACAAGCATAGCGGGCGCTATCGATAGCGTGATTGTCCTTATCGGGATATTTGCTTACCACGTCGCCCGCCCGGTTTATCTCTAGCGCGTAGTTTACAAACTCTTTAGCCGCAAGAGGGCAGCGGATAGGATCGATAATGATATTCTCAAGGTCGGCCAGCCAGTTGACGCCATTCTCGACGCTTCCCGCGCCTTTCTTGACTCCCTGGATTCGCAGCCCATAATCAAGCTTCATTTCGTCGATGCTTTTAGGCTCTGCGCTATCTGCTCGGGTAGTTTCGCGCTTCTCCTCATTAGACAGTTTCGATGCTAAAACACGATTAGATAGTCCTATCCCGGCTTCCTCTCGGAAAATGTATAGGCGGCGCTTCTTGGCGTCATAATGCATCCGCAGGAAGCAAGCCGGGTCAATGGCATAGCCAAAGTCTAATCCCTGCCGAATGCGGTCAAAGGTTTTTATCTCTTCATCGGTGATCGCTCGTATATCTAGATTATTGAATATTTCAAGCCCGGTCCCGACTTCTTCGCCTAGGTATTCATGGCGATATGCGGTTTCGTTAACGGTCTTTAGATGCTCGGCATCTGCTATGAACCGCTCGCCTAGCCATTCGGGATTGACGTCTAGGTAGCAAGACTCATGTACTCGCCGGCCTTTTTTCTCGATTCGCGTCTCTTTATTGACCCATGAGCGCATAGACTTAGGCGGATTGTATGAATAGAAGGCGGTTCGCTTATGATTCTCGCCCCTGAAAATGGACTGTATTAGGTTGCGGATATCGTCATAATTGCCGAATTGGTCGCACTCTTCAACGTGGAGATATTTGATATATCCAAATCCAAGCTGAATTGATTTGAGCTTTAGCGGATTGTCGGCACCCTTGAATAGTATCATCTGCCCCGTAGGCGTATAAATGGCCTGCATGGGCGAAACCATGAAGCGGAAAAGATGGTCAACTTCGAGCTTAGTCGCCGCCCATCGATACTGACCAAATACGGTATCCCTTAGTTCATTATCATATCGGCGGGTAACGAGGGCATGAGCGCCTTTATTTTTGACTATACCTAAAACTACCGCGAGTGATACAAAGCTCGATTTTAGCGAGCCTCTACCGCCCTTACACCATATTTCGTCATAGGTGTCTGCAACAAAGTCGGCGTAAAGATCATAAAAGGCTGGCCCGAATGCCTCTGTTAATCTCATTTTCTCGGGATATCATCGACTATAGTTACACTTCCAGAATGTTCTACCTCAGTCTTATCTTTCCATCCGAGTTGCTTTAATGAGAATATAGCCATGGTAGTGTCTATCTGTTTTGTAAGTCCCATAGACTCCAGAGCGCCTTCTTTTTTGGTTATGCACCATTTTATAGAGTCCGCAAACTCGGCCCACTCATAAAGTCGCTGCTTGTATACATGATGTTTTGCGCAGAACTCAGCGATGATAGGTATATCTTGCTCTTCGACGTAATTGATAAAATCGTCCAGTAAAGCGGATTTAAGCTCATCAGTCCATTCTACTGGACGAGCCATCAGGAACCTGCCCGCGTGGAATCGCGAAGTGACATCCTTCTACCCACCCCCGAAATCTTGACCATTTTCCGCATGTTATGCCTTCCTTATGTCTATAATATAATCACGCGATAAAATATATTCGCTGTCTTTCAATTTCACCGCATGATCGAGACACCATTTATCTCGCTCATCTTTACTTGTAAATACTACCGAAAAATAGAATTGCGCGTCAAGATACTTCTCGTTTATCTTCGATTGTATGTCCTGGCGCTTCCCATCGGCTTGGTTTATCTCTTCCTTGCTTGATTCTTCAAGTTGCTCAAGCGTCGGCTTCTCTTTCTTGACAGACTTCTTTACTACCATATCAGGCTCCCCTTTCCCATCGCGTATCCTTGATAAATGGCGATCCTTTTCCTTGCCCCACCCGGTAAACCTTTTCCAATTGCTTCAGCTTGGGCGGCTTGTAGACCGATAAGCGGAAAATACTCTTTAATCATTTTATAGCTTTCTGGCAATTCAGCTTTCATAGCAGGCATCATCCAATACCTTGGCGATTCAAAAGACATCACCCATAAGTTATAGTCAATAGGAAGTTTTACGTCATGCTTGGATAGCAAGGCTTTTATGTCATTAAACCCATAAGACGCAATAGGATACCAAGTATCACCTATAACCGGCCCTTTCTTTCTTAGCATACTTGCGCGGTTTATCCCATCGGTTACTCGCAGCCCCTTGGCGTGCATGCTGTCAGGCTTCGCAATTTTAAGTGTTTCGTTATATGTTTTTGTGGAGTATTTTCCCCAGCCGAAAGACCTTATACCTTGATATAACGGTTGGCCTACCATCGGTTTTTGAAACAGTCCATTTTCAAAGTCGAACCAAAATAACGGACTTGGCAATTTGCAAATATGGCAATTCATCTTTTTTTCGTAGTAGCTTATGTAGTTTTCCACAAATGGAAGATTATCTATGTAATACATGTATATCAGCGTAGGCTCAATTCCCCATTCTTTCATACGCAAATGACACGCGATGGAATCAGCACCGCATGAAAAATGCAAAACATGCTTTCTCTCTTTTATCCGCGGGATGTTTTCCTGTATTTGGGATTCTATTTCTGCATTCATGGTTTGAGTATCTCACAATTCGCACTTTTTTGCAAGTCGGCTGGTTTGTCTGTTTTTAGTTTATCCCACTCTTCCACCGCTAGACAAATAGCGCGGCTCCATCCTACCCCTAACTTTTTCAGTCTAGCCTCGGTAAGATCGGATAAATATACTGATCGGCGCATGATATCTCCTTTAGATGTAAAAAGCCCCACCGAAGCGGGGCTACTACTTAGTATTTCGACGGCCTCAAGACGACCATCTCGGCGTCAGGGCCAAGCCCATTCAGTGGAAGGCCCTTGTCAGCCTGTCCGTAGACGCGCACCAGCATCTTCATGGCATCGGATCGGCTGATCCTCCGAGCGGACAAGTCCCAGTCACCCCGCGCGGTAAGAAATTCGTCCAGCTTTTTCCGGGTAGAAAAGGCTACCGCGTTCTTTGTGTTGGCGAAACCGTGTCCGGGGTTCTCGCATTTTGCTGTCCAGTCATACATCGCGTATACCATCTTAATCTCCTGCGCTTACCCTATCGGGTAGCAATCTTGGATCGGCTGTCTTACTGCAACCATGAGTACAGTATAGCACAGTGTGATTACGCTGTCAAGAAAATTATCTATAATTCGGAAATATTTTATTTGCTTATATTTACTCCCATATCTCCATTATATCCAATAGTGAATAATTATTCAAGGCTGTGGAGAAGAGAATACTTCAGGATATCTTTTTCTTAATCCTGGATATACATCTATTCCGTGTCTCATTATAGCAATTTTGTCATAAAGCGTATTCTCTTTTATTTCTATGGCTGTAATAACCTCTTCAAGTTCTTCCCACGAATATTCATCATACATTCTTCCTATATCAGTTGTTTCTATGATTTTCAACCTTCGGTCTAACTCTTTTCTATCCATCTTATCCACCTATCCCATCAAGTGCAATCTCGTAATCCGAGAATAGCGCCATAATCCGTCCATCTATCTCCAAGATATACGTACCTTGAGTCGCGGTAGTCTTATACCCTCGGATAAACTTCCCTTTCTTTCCGGCATGCTCGCCTTGGATTATTCGGTAATATATCTCATTCATCTAAAACCTCCAATATCTATATTCCGTCCCATCCCTCTATTCTGTCGGCATGTGCGCTAATCTGATTCCCTTCTTTCCAGGTCATTCTTGACTGCCATTCGCCACGGATAACTATCCCGTAGGACGCTTTACACTTCTGGCACCAATGTTCCTCGCCTTCATCGGTTGATATGTCCATCATGGGAGAGCCGCAAAACTTGCAAATCACTTCTTTATTTCTCCTACTTGACGTTTGTATTCTCCGGCTATCTGGGCCATCAAGTAATGACGATCTTCTTTCCTGGCCTGTTTTTTTACCTTCTTACGCTTCCTGCCCGTGATTACATTGCAAAGCATATCGAGTATGGCCCTAGAATGAGTCGCCGGAACCTTTCTACCGATCATTTGTTTTTCATCTCAAGCGCTTCTATCCAAGAGCGCAATTCGGCTATTTCAAGGCTTAGGTCTTTCTTTGGATGATCTTCTAGCCATTGTGCTGCTAGATTTTTTGCATTATCTGTTCCATTACATGGATATATAGGACAGTCTGGACATGGTATATCAGCACATGGACAGTTGTCCTTGCTACTTTGTAATATCTTTGTTATTATTTCCCGTTTTTTCATTCTATTACCCATCATATCCCCCTTTAGTCTATTCTCTTCAGCTCTTCCGCATAGGCTCCATGGCGTTCCCATGATGGGAAAGCGGGCCTATCACCTATCAAAATGCTATGTCCTACGTGCTGGAACCCTGGGAAGGCGTGAGGTAAAAGCTCGGGAACGATGTCGCCGCGAACATTGATATTATACAAGTTATCAAATCGTGCCTTGACACTTTTTGAAGGCATCCAACAAACGTCGGGCGCTCCGAAGGTGAAAGTCCGAATAATTGGCCCAAGATTATCCTGGAACCATACCCATTCATGGAATAATGTTGCAATCGCGCCTCCGTAGGAATATCCGATACACTCGATATCGGTTAAGCCGTCGAATAGCTGTTTATTCGCATCGATGAACGACTTGAAAGCCTTTCCAAACCCACCATGTACGCGCCACGGCTCAGGCTCATTTTTGTAGAGCTTTGGCAAAAAATCGATATCGGTTAGGACTTGCGTAGCGGTGTAGGTATACTGGAAAAATACGCACGCAAGATTGCCAGTTCTTATAACCTTAAATCTTACTCCTCCTTCGGAGCCTCGCCAATCTTGTTCGATACATTCCTGGAAACGTTCATACAAAGTCATAATTCTCCTTACAATAAGCCGGTTACGCTTTCCGGCGTCTTTCGACCGCATATTGGATTTCACGACCTTTGCGCGTGGCCTGGCCGTTCTCCGAGATTGCCGACCATGAGCGAGAGCCGAATCGCTCATCATGGGTTAGCCTTCGGGGCTGGTTGCTTTCTCTCACCTCACGTTTAAGAGGCTATAGCACGATCCAGGAATCGAACCCGGTCTATCTTGATTACAAGTCAAGCGCTTTCCCATCTAAGCTAATCGTGCAAGCGAGGGCATCTCCCCGCTAGGCTCAAGTATGTGAGCGCATCCAACGGCTAACTCGCCGTTGGCACCTAAACCCATCATAGACGGGTTATTTTTTACCTGCTCCCGCTCCCGCTCCCGCTCCTGCTCCCGCTCCCGCTCCTGCTCCCGCTCCTGCTCCCGCTCCTGCTCCCGCTCCCGCTCCAGCTCCCGCTCCTGCTCCCGCTCCTGCTCCCGCTCCAGCTCCCGCTCCCGCTCCAGCTCCAGCTCCTGCTCCCGCTCCAGCTCCCGCTCCCGC